GTTCATACCGTTGATTGATTGGGTCGTGATGCAACCCAGTTTACAGGGGCAATGTCCCGTATACAAGCTTAAGTTGAGAGCATTGCCCCGCACAGGGGACGCACCGAGTTTAACCGTCAGATCGCTCAAAGCCTTACGCAGCAAGACTCAGCGGCGATTATATCAGGCTGTTTTGACCCGCCAGAAAACGATCAGAGACTGTAGCGAGACTATCTCCGCGCGTTTTTGGCGCGGACCCCGTGATCGCTGCGACCGGAAGGGGCAGTAGCTGCCGTTCATGATTGTCGGCACACAGTCTTTCGAGCGGCTGCTTCGCCCAAGCAGCGGACCTTCGTGCTCAGAATGTGTTGGGCCAGTCATCGACTTTTGCGGCCGCTCGACCAACTTGCCCTTCGCGGCAGCCACGACCTTGCCGCAGCGGCGAACCCGCAACAGTTGGCCGTCACCCGGCCCACTCCCTGAGAATCTGTGCAACTGTCGCCTTCCGTTTACTTTGGTCTATTGAGTCGTTAATTTCCCTCATACGTCGGGAATCGTCTGCGTTCCAACCGAGTTCTTGAAACACCCTGTCGATCATCTCTGGATCGCCAGATTGTGCTAGAGAACATCGAAAGCTACGTGAATCTGGATCAGAGCGCAGTATCAAACCCGCTTCAGCGACTGCAGCCGCTAAACATAGTTCAATCGCGCCACTTGTTACCAAACTTATCGGGCTCTTCGGTACGTGATCTTGTTGCTCCAAAGTTTCCGCTGCTAAGCGCATTGCTGAAGAAGCGACATTTGGCCGAAAATCAATGCGTTTCATCATTTTATCTCCTATATCAATGGTCCCTATTTTTGTCCCTATTTTCCTTAATTTCCTTAATTTTCCTCAGCAGTCGGTCTATATCCTTCCTGTTTTTTTCATCGAAGTTGAAGGTAATAAACTCTTCTATAAGCCTGCCAAGATATAGATAAGCCGATGTGTTTCCGAAGCGCCCCCTGTATATTGACTGCTCGGGATCATTGCAGTAATCCAGATACTCACGCACCACCTTTCGTTCGCAGATGACGACTAGATACTCTCCCAAGGTGTTCGCAATTTCCTCCATGGTAACCAAGCCTTCCGCCCAGAAATAAGCCAGCGTATTAAAGAAATCCAGAACACCATCGAGCCTTCTTTCTTCATCGCTGAAGTGAAAGAACTTTGGGTAATAGAAGCGCTTCCCTTTATCTCGTTCGCCTTGCAGCTTGGAAAATAAGTCAAACACCGGCTTTTCGTTGGAATTTGGTTTCTCTCGTTTTTCGGCCAGCTCTTTTACCTGTTCGTAGATGTCATCCTTGTATGAATAGATCAGGTCATAATAGGCTTCAACTATTGCCTGATTTCTCCTAAATTCCATCAAGAAATCCTTGACGTACTGCGCTCTTTGTACGCGATAGGATTTCGCTAACTGAATAATTGCTAGTACGAATAGAGGTACAGATGTGAAAAGCGCCGCACCGATGTGATAGTCAGGGATAACTTTTGGAATCAAGAGTAGCGAAAGCAACGCAACATCAGACAATATCAGCAAAAAAATAGTCTGCACTATGTATCTCTTTCCAAACATATCGAGCTTGTATTTCTTTCCAAACATATCCAGCTTCATCGCTCTCTCTCCTTACTGATTCTTTTGAAAGGATGATCGTGCCGTCTCAAATGATAGTTCAACTTCCGGGACGCCCAACATTTACTAGACCGAGGCGCCTTGTTCGTATAAGGATTGGTGTCCAGACAGGCATTTTGCTGCCGGAAACCCGCGTGGAACGAGGAAGGTTGGCTTGGCTGGCTGGGGCCATTCGACAAGTCAAAGAATATGGTCCACGTGGAGTGGCACCGTCGACCCCTACGCTTGCGCTTTTTGACCAGAGGCTCAGTTCATTGGGTAACGCGATCTAGTCACAACCCCGTCTTGTCGACTACCTATCGATCGATTGTTGTCGCCACGAGCACTCTAAGAAACGGCCGTTCCACCCTAATACCGGACCTTGGGCTAATCATGGGGCACCTGGCTGCAATGGGTCGATTTCTCCGGACCATGTGCGGCGGCAGTCGGCCAGTTTTGAGAAGGTTGAAGCTAGGTTTATGCGCGGTGGGTCGCACTAGACGCACGAAACGTGCCTGGCTAACAACAAATTCGCCCGACCGCCCTGCGCCTCTGGCATCATTGCGGGCTACGTTTAAGGAGGTAGCCCGTGTCCCGTTTGACCGACCTGATTGCCCACGCCAAAGCCAAAGATCCAAAACTAGGGGCAGATCTCGATCGGGAGTTCAAGGTTCTGTCCTCGCGCCTTCCTTTCGGCCTGAACTTTGAGCGCCACCGCCCTGAAGCCGTGGAGTTGCCCCAGCGTCCAGTCCGTAAGGGAGATAAGGTCCGTGTTTTGCCGCCGCGCGGCACCGCGAAAATGGGCGATCAGCGCTTGTGGCAAGTAAAGGTCATCCACAAGGCCACGAAGCAAGCCGACCTGGTCCTGCTGGGCGTGGAAAGCATCGAGACGCAGACGGTTGCGTTGGACGATTTAGTGGTGGTGGCCGAGTTTCGCGACACGATCCATCCTGGCCTCGTCAGCACGGGTAAGGTGCAGCGTGGGGGCGACAAGCCGTTTCATACCGTCATCAACGGCGAGAACTACCACGTCTTGGAAGCGTTGACCTACACGCATCGCGGCAAGATCGACGCTATCTATATTGATCCGCCCTATAACACCGGAGCGAAGGACTGGAAGTACAACAACGACTATGTCGAGGCTGACGACCTGTATCGCCACAGCAAATGGCTGGCGATGATCGAGCGGCGTTTGCTTATTGCTAAGGAACTGCTGAACCCAGTCGATTCGGTGCTCATCGTTACCATCGACGAGAAGGAGTACCTGCGACTAGGGTTGCTATTAGAGCAGGCATTCCCTGAAGCTCAGATTCAAATGGTGAGCTCAGTGATTAATCCTGCGGGTGCAGGTCGGCAATCCGAATTTTCCAGAACAGACGAGTATATATTTTTTGCTCGATTCGGTAGATCAGCGGTTCTCCCTGAACAGCGAGATGAATCGCAACGTCCCGTGACTTGGGATACCCTTCGGCGCAGCGATATTGCCTCGAAGCGCGGAACCGCTAAGGGAGGGAAATCCCAGTTTTATCCTATTTATGTGGATCAAGAAACTGGACGGATTGCCGAGATTGGCAAACCTTTGCCGCACGACGTTTCAAGAAAGGATGCCCCTTCAAGGGTAGGCTGCGTTTCTGTTTTCCCTGTTCGACCAGACGGTACCGAAATGAACTGGGGTATTACACCGGATGTCGCTCGGCATCGCCTTCAGGCCGGTTATTTGAGGGCAGGACGTCATTCACCCTCTGCGCCACAAGAATATGCAATTTCTTATCTTACGGGCGGAATTATTTCTGATATTGAGGGAGGTAATGTTGTCGTCACGGGAAGGGCTGATGATGGTTCCGTAATTGCGCATTACGTAACAGGTCGATTGGTAATGCCGACAACTGCATGGAATAAGCCATCTCATGATGCACAGAGATTTGGAACGGAAATTTTGAAGGAAACGATTCCAGGCAGAAGATTTCCATTTCCGAAGTCACTTTATGCGATAGAGGATTGCCTTCGTCATTTTCTTGCTAACAAGAAAGATGCAATTATCCTTGATTTTTTTGTGGGCTCGGGTACAACTTTGCACTCAGTGATGCGCCTTAACCACCAAGACGGTGGTTATCGAAAATGTATCGCTGTCACCAACAATGAAGTTGCGGCCGATGAACAGAAAGTTCTTCGCGAACAAGGACTACGTCCAGGGGATGCTGAGTGGGAACGATGGGGTATATGCGACCACATTACCAAGCCTCGCATTGAGGCAGCGATCACTGGCGAGACGCCGGACGGGCAACCAATCAAGGGCGACTACAAGTTCACCGACGAGTTCCCGATGGCCGATGGCTTCGAGGAGAACGCCGAGTTCTTCACATTGACCTACGAGACCCCGGTGTCGGTTAGCCACAACCTCGCCTTCGGGCGCATTGCTCCGCTGCTCTGGTTGCGGGCCGGTGCTCGTGGGCAGCGCCTCGACAAATTGCCCTCCGATGGATGGGCTATCGTGGATGCCTACGGTCTGTTGATGGACGTGGACGCAGCGGCGCCCTTCATCAAGGCAGTCAAGGCAGCCAGCGGCATCGACGTAACCTACATCGTCACCGACGACGACCGGCGCTACCAGGCGATCGCACGCCGTCTGCCGGACGGTGTGGAACCGGTGCGCCTCTACGAATCCTATTTGACCAACTTCAGCTTTTCCCACGGAGACTGACGGATGAAGTTCACTCTCAAGGATTACCAGCGCGATGCCGTGCGCGACGCCTTGATCAATCTGGGCAAGGCACGCAGGTATTGGCGCGGTGAGAGGGACAATACCGCCTTCTCTCTCACCGCAGTGACAGGTGCAGGTAAGACCGTCATGGCCGCTGCGGCGTTCGAGGCGCTGTTCCACGGGGACGACGAATTCGGCTTCGAGGCTGACGCGGGTGCCGTCGTCATCTGGTTCAGCGATGACCCCTCTCTGAACGAGCAGACCCGCTTCCGACTGATGGAAGCCAGCGACCGTATTAACCACACCGACATGGTTGTCGTGGAGAACACGTTCAATCGGGCCAAGTTCGAAGCGGGGAAGATTTACTTCCTCAATACACAGAAGTTGGGCAAAAACAGTTTGTTGGTGCGAGGCTTCGATCAGGAAGAACTCGAAGCCAAAGCGGGCGACCTGCTGCCCGAAACCCGTCCGGACCTGCGGGCCTATACGATCTGGGACACCATCCAGAACACCATCGAGGACCCGGACTTGACCCTGTACCTGGTGCTCGACGAAGCGCACCGTGGCATGGGCAATTCCACTACGGCCAGCCAGAATGCCAAAAGCACCATCGTCCTTCGTTTGATCAACGGCGCCGGTGGAGTGCCGGGCATTCCGGTCGTCCTTGGCATCTCCGCTACGGTCGATCGATTCAACCAAGCGATGGAAGGCGCCGCGAAGCGCATGAAGTTGGATAACGTGACGGTGGACCCGACGAAGGTACAGGAATCCGGTCTGATCAAAGACACGATATTGCTCGACATTCCGGAAGAGGCTGGCGAGTTCGATACGGTATTGGTCCGTCGTGCGACCGACAAGCTGAAGGATTCCACGCAAGCGTGGGGCGAGTACGCCAAGCAGCAGGACGAATCACACATCGTCCTCCCGCTGATGGTATTGCAGGTGCCGAACACGCCGGATCCGAACGAGATCGGACGCGCACTGGACACCATCTATGCGCGTTATCCGGAACTGCCGCCCGGTAGCGTGGCGCACGTATTCGGGGAGCACACCACGCAGCGCTTCGGCAACCGCGACGTGCCCTACATCGAGCCGCAGCGCGTTCAGGAGTCGAATTGGGTCCGCGTCCTGGTCGCAAAGGACGCGATAAGCACCGGTTGGGATTGCCCGCGCGCCGAGGTGATGGTGTCATTCCGCGCGGCCAGCGACCGCACACACATTACGCAGTTGCTCGGTCGCATGGTGCGTTCGCCGCTCGCACGTCGCATCCCCGGCAACGAACTATTGAACACGGTCGACTGTTTGCTGCCGAAGTTCGACCGAAAGACGGCAATGAGTGTAGTCGATGCGTTGATCAACGGCGACGATACGCAGGGAGCGACGCCGGGTCGTATCCTGATCGATTACGTTGAGGTCAAGCCCAATCCCGACGCGCCGGTATCGGTGTGGCAAGCGTTCGAGGCCCTGCCGTCGCAGACCCGTCCGCAACGTGGCGCGAAGCCAGCCAAGCGCCTCACTGCGCTGGCGCACGAGCTGGCATCGGATGGGATTCTGCCGAACGCGGGCAAGTTGGCCCATGCCGCATTGCACGAAGCACTCGACCGGTTCCAGCGGGACAACCGGGAGACGATCGCGGCCAGGCGCGAGGCCGTGTTGACGGTGGACGGGCGGACCGTCCGCGCCGATCTGCAAGGCAAGGCCAAGAGCTTCAACCAGTTATGGGAAGAAGACGCCGATACTGCTGCCATCGCTGATGTCTATCGACGTGCCACGCACGTCTTCACGCCGGACATCACACGTACTTACGTTGATCACCTCGCCTACAAAGTGGCCAATCCGGACCGCGATCCCGAGGAGTTCCTGGAAGCTATCGTTGAAGCGCGCGTTACCGTGGCCGGCCTGGGCCTCGTGACCGAAGTCCAGGCTTACTTTGACGGCGAGGCTGACCGTCTGGTGAAGGCGTGGATGACGCAATACGGAGCGCAGATCAAGGCGTTGAACGACGACCGCAAGGAATCGTACCGTCAGATCGTCGAGATGAGCACGGATCCGCAGGACGTAGAGTTGATCAAGCCGGAAGCGCGGTTTGAGCCGACGAAGGCCCGTGACGGCGACACGGTGTTAGACCTGCCGATCTGGAAGAACCATTTGCTCTGCGTTAAGGACGGCGGGTATCCGGCCGAACTGAACGCATGGGAGACAAAGGTGCTCGAGACCGAGTCCGGCCGCAAGGGATTCAGCTTCTGGTATCGCAACCCGCAGCAGCCGGGTCAATCGTCGTTGGGCGTGGCCTACCTGTCGGATGGGCAATACCGAATGGTGCGCCCGGACTTCATCTTCTTCGCTACGCTCGACGACGGAACGGTGGTCGCGGATCTGGTCGATCCGCACGGAACGCAGTTCAGCGATGCGATCCCAAAGTTGCGTGGACTTGCGCAGTATGCGCAAACCCATGCGATGGCCTACCGTCGTATCGAAGCCGTGGCCGAGGTGAACGGAAAATTACGAGTGCTCGATTTGACGCGTGACGACGTGCGAGCGGCGATCGGCATGCTCCAGGGTGGCGATGTCACGGCGAAAAGCCTGTTCGCGGGAAGCTTGGCCAATGACTATCTTTGACGCCGATCTCGGGGTCCCTGAAACCGCAGGGAAAGAAACGTGAAAGCTTCAAAAATTTTTTCCACGATCGGTTTGACGGCAGCTACGGTCATTTCTTGTTTTGCACTGGCGCAGCCGCAAACACAAACGCCCAAACAGCCACAGAATTATCTTAAGAAGCTGGACGCTCAGGTGCAATTGACTGGTTCGGACTGGCAAATGGCAGACGATCAATACGGCAATGTATCCATGGCGTCCGACGGCACGGAATACAAGGTCAACATGGACAGCATCCGGATCGTAGATGGCATTACCCGCACCGCCACAATCGCCGAATCAGACACACGGCCGCGACTGCGCGCGGACGGCTCCCGCACGCAACAAACTGTGTTCAAGTCGGTTGTGGTTGGATGTCGTGGCAGTGCGGCTTCCCATGAATATGACGTGACCGGCGAAATCGTGGCAAACCAACAGCCCCCGAAGCTCATCAGCAAGGAATTCTGGGGGTACGGAGAAGCAAAAATTAAAGACGCCTCATATGGCACAGTTCAATATCTGTTGGCTGAAAAAATTTGCGCGCAATAATTCAATAGCAGGCTGATAGATGGTGCTACAACTCGTCACGATGGCAGAAGCGTACACGTAGCACGTCAGAACGCGATCAGCACGAACCCGCCGCCGGCGGGTTTTTTTTCGTCTGGACTTTCCGATATGTCTGTCTTATCGGCTTCCCTTTCCCACTCGGGAAAATCAAGCATACCTATGGGAAGAACCTCGCCAGAATGAAGTCTCTGGTGCTGCTGACCAGAACGAAACGAAACTTTCATAACTTAACATAGGAATCCAGATGAAAACGCAAGCACAACTTATCGCCAAGATCGCTAACGAATCGACGTCACTCGCTGACGCGTGGAAGGCTATTCAAGACCTGCAAACGCAGTTCATCGAGCGGGTCGCGCGTATCGCGACTGAACAGCGTACGGACGTCGCGACGCTGATCGACGGTACGCAGCAGAACGCGCAGCCGGTCGAAGCGCAGCTGGCCGCGAAGAAAACGAAGCCGCCGGTCGAAGCGAAGCCGGTCGTGATCGACCCGGACGCGAAGCTTGTCGATAGCACGCGGGCCGCAGAGATCCTCGGCGTATCGAAGAAAAGCATGAGCAACTACGCATCACCGTCGACACGCGCCGCGTACAACTTCCCGGTTGAACCGATGAAGGTCGGCAACCGTGTGATGTGGGATCGCGCAGCAATCGAAGCGCTCGCAGCAGAACGTACAACCGCCTGATTTTGATAGCCGAGGGAACGATGAAACCCATAAACGAATATACGGACGCAGAACTGTGGAACGAGATCGCGCGTCGCCGAGTCGTCGAAGCGTATCAGAGCATCGACATCACGATGCGCCCGTCGATGTCGATACTGCGCGAAGAACTGATCGCAGAACTTCAGGAGCAGCGTTGCGTGATCCGCGGTCGTTTTAACGAAGGCTGCGCGTCCGATGAACTCGTGACGAACATGATCAGGCGGCTGCAATGAAACGATATCGCGTCAGCGAGCAGCGCAGATGGAAGGACGACAGCGGTATCGAACATATTCACGAAGCGGTCTTTGTCGTGAAGCCGTTCGAAGGAAAGCGGCCGAAGGGTCGCGTGTATGAGAACTGCGATATGTGGACGTTCGACAGTCTGATCAGCGAGACCGGCAAGCCGCCGTACCTCTGGGCGTGGAACGTCGAAACAACGAGCTTTTTGGTCGGTATCGGAGAGGTACCGGCGGATTGGGACCTGATTGAGGACTAACACGATGCTGGTATCTGAACTGATCGAACTGCTGAGCGATCTGCCGGCTGATGTCGAAGTGCGTCTCGCGCAGCAGCCTACCTGGCCGCTTGAGTACACGGTCAAGGACGTAGTGATGCGCGACGGTGACGATGACCGGGACCCGGTTGTCTATCTCGTCGAAGGCTCGCAACTCGGATATCTGCCCGGCGACGAGTGCCGCATGATCGGATGGCGAGACTGATCTGATTTTTTTGACCTGCCAACTTAGGAAACCAAATGAAAATCACGCATGACGAAGTACCTGCAAGCGAGCGTCTCGCGTTCTTCCCGAAGTTCTTCGGATCGCGCCTGATGATGCGCGCCGAAGCGATGATCTACGGTCGCGCGAGCGATCTGTCCGAGGACTATCACGGCGGCCTGTGGGCGTTCTACCGACTGAGCAACGGCGGTTTCTACATGGCTCCGCAATCGCCGGAACGTCTGAAGGTCGAGGTCCATAGCAACGATTACGACGGCGAGGTCAGCGCGGACGCGTTCGGCGTGATCGTCACGCTGTTCGTACTCGGGACGCTCTGCTGGATCGAGAACGAGCAGCTGCGCGAGAAGTTCTCGACGCACTTCTACCAGCTGCGCGACTACGCATTGCAGCACGAAGAAGCGGCCGCGATCCTACGCGCGATTGACTAAACCTGTTGCCAACCTGATAAGTTTGGACAGTTCATCGCGTGCAGGCAAGGTCCGCGCTGTGCCTGAATATGCTGCCGCATCGTGAAAAAACCCGCTTCGGCGGGCTTTTCCGTTTCTGGACGCTAGGCGGACGGCAGAACACGCGCAGCGGGCGCGCAGATCGCGCCACCGTGACGCCCGTGCGACATGGTCGCTGTACCTGTACGCTCTTGCCGTCAGCGTCTCTGGAGCGCTAGAATCAGCCCGTCGCCCGATCGCCCTCGGCCGGGCGAAGTTGGCAGAACCTGCCCGCCGCCCGGCGGGCTTTTTTTCGGGCGGGCTCAAGTTTTACGCTCTGTTGCCGATAGGTGATCGTATGAACACGAAAGTCACCAAGGCGCAAGCGGCCGCCATCCTGAAAGCCGCAACGGATCTGTTGGATCTCATTTGCGATGTCAAGGAGATCAACGAACTCTCACCCGAATGGGGACACCTTCACGACAGGATCGTGCAGGGTGCGCTCGCAGAGGTCATGCCGGACGCGACGCTAGAGGTGCTGTTCGAGCTATTGGACAAGCCTGAGGTCGGCCACTGACGTCCCGTTCCTAGTGCGCTCAGACACTGCGTGTCAACAGTTTGACGCAAATCAATTGTTTCGGAAAGTTCAGCATCCCACGTGCTTCGATCAGTCGGCCGGCGATTCCGCCTGCGGTCCGTCGAGTTCGCGCAGTTCGATCACGCCCGTCTCGCGGCTCTCGACGAATTGTTCCTCGCCCGATTCGAGCATCAGGTCGTCCGACTCGTCGCCGTCAATGATCACGCGGATCGGATTGTCGCCATCGTTGTACACGCTGATCTTCATGATCGTTTCTCCCTTGGGGAACGAGACTCACGTCGCCGTCTGATCCTTCGATATCGCGTACGCTCGCATGGTCGCCCGTCACGATGATCAGCGTACAGTCGCAGACAAGCAGCGCGAGCGCTACGAACGCAAGCACGATAGCGAGAATACGCAGCAGTACGAGCGAAAGGGTTTTCATCGGTCTATAGTTGAACGCACATGACAACCCGGTGAGGAAAACGAGATGCGTACGTCTTTGCCTGATCCTGTGATCTTCGAATCGAACGGATTGACCTGCCGGATCGAGATGATCCCCGGTAAGTGGTTCGCCTGTGTCGCGATCCCGAAGGAACACCCGCTATATCGCCGCCGGCGTGATGTCGAGGTAGCGATCCCGCACACGCTCGCCGGCCGCAATGTCGACCATACGCGCGTCGCGTGGGCGGACGTGGGCGGCGTCGCGAAACTGCCGGCCGTCCTCGAGGCGGGCGTGAGCGTACCCGCATCGATCCTGCTCGACTGCCCCGGCGGAATCATGTTCACCGGCATGCTGTCGGACTTCTCCGGTAAGTGGTGGATCGGATTCATGACGCCTCCCGATACCTCGCAGGACGAAGTACGCACGGAACTGGTGAGCTTCGCGCAGATCATCGACGCGCTCGCTGACGTAGTCGTGACGGGTGGACCCGCCGCCTATCCCGAACTCCCCACCGTCTAGGTCTGTAATCCAGGTTACCGACCGAAGCGCCGCAAGTCATCCGTCACAGATCGTTCATATTGGGCTGATAGGTTCGGTTTTCCGAGGGCATTTCCCACGGCCTGCAACGATCCTGAAAAACGGCGTGCGGGCCGTGCTTTTTTTCGGCGCAGTTTCTTTTCCTTCGCTTGGTCGTCCGTCTAGACCTTCATCAGAAACCACACAGCGAGATAGGGCGGCCGGATATCGAAGGCCGCGCCGCCGCCGCTCGCATAGATACCACAGCCAATGCCCGACGCACTGTTCCACGCGCCAGTTCCACTTCCATAAATACTGTGATTACCGCCGCCCGCATCGGTCGGCGACAGATAGCGGCCTGAACCATAGCCCGTCGATACCGGTATATTTGCGCCGCCATTGTCGGAGCCTGCCTGTACCGACCCAAGGTTCGGGAGTGAGTGCTGGTGTCCCCAATCCGATACGCCGTGCGCGTGCCCCGGATCGTTGAAGTAGTGGTTATGTCCGGGGTCGTAGATGCCGTGGTCGTGCCAGGGCAATTCACTCGTGGTAAGCGCTACGGCTGTTCTCCCCCCCATCGCGCCGACTGCATAGCTGTAACCCGCACCGATTGGCACGCGGTCCAGCATGTTCGGCGTGCCGTTGTTGCCATCGCATAGCACGTACCCCTTGGGAATGTTGTTGATATCGCCCCACCACATGATGATCGTGCCGGCGGGTACGCCGGGTGATCTGTTCATCGCATAAAGATCGGTCCACGCCGTATTGTCCTGAGTGCGTTGCTTGATGATGCCGGCCGTTGTATCGGCCCATATCATGCCGGGGTATGTTTCCGTCGGCTCTGTCGGACCGCTACTCTGCGTGAGTATCGCCTGGACAATCGCGTTCAGTTGCGTACGCATCTCAAGGCCGGATGGATGCGGCGGAACCTGATAACTCTCAACCTGTGTCATCGCTAGACTCCCCTTACGTTTTTCGGCCCGATGCGCGCGCGGTTCGCTTCGACCGCGGGTGTATCGAACTGGCAGAGCGCCGCATAGCCAAGGCCATCGAGATCGGTATGCTCGTACCCGTAGCCGCGCGCGATCCAGTCGCAGGTCTTCGCGACGGGTGTCCCGTTCGCGTCCTGGAACGCGATACGGAAGCCGCTCGCGCTCTGCTGGTCGATCAGCCACTTGTCGCCCGTCTGCAAGCCCTGGGCAATGATCGAGATTGCGGGTACGCCCATGAACGGCACGCTGAACGAGATCACGGTCCCGCCAGCATCGACCGCGATATTGTTCCGGCTCTCGATCCGGTCGGGCACGTTGACCGTTACGCCTAGCTGCACGATGCCGATACCCTGCGTCGTATCGTTGACGTACGCGCGCATCCAGAACCTTGCAGCACGAAACGTCAGATCCGCCGATACAAGCCGCGTCCACGGACTCCAGTCTTCGTCGAGCGCGACAGCGGGATCGACGTTCGTCAGCGAGACCGCGACGACCGCGCCGCCTTCGTCGATCTTCGTGCCATCGACGTCCGCGACTTCATCCCAGTCGGGCCACGTATCGACATCGTTGAAGTACTGGTAGACCGCGCCCTCGACATACGACTGGCAGCGGCATGTATAGACCTTGCCGAGATCGATCAACTGGTCGAAGTAGTAGTCGCCCATCGTATCGACTGCATAGCCATCGACATCCCGCGCCAGATAGAGCACGTTGTACTGGACATCCATGTTTATCTTTTGACCGGCGAACAGCGGGTCCTGCGCGATGTCCTGAATCAGGTCGTAGTCGCGTAGCGGTCCCGTTGTGCTGATCACGAGCGCCGCATCCTTCGAGAGCTTGCCCGATGCGTTCACGAACTTGGCGAAGTACGTTCCCTTCATCAGCGGCGCGAAGCCGCTGGTCTGCGCGCCCGAGAAGCGCGCGATCTCGTTGGCTTCCTCCCACATGACCGTAGTGGAGAGCTTGGTCGAGAAGCGGATCACAACCTGACCGCCCACGATTACGTCCATGTCCTTCGCGGGAGCCCACGCGAGATTGGCCGCATCGTTGTAGATATCGAGCCGGAAGTTCTCGACGTTCCCCGGCGGCGCTTCGAGCGCGAGCAGTTCCTTCCTGATCGTCGCCGGCGCGCTGCGGATACCGATGGAGTTGATCGCGTACACCGTGAAGATCCAGCTACCCGCCTTGGTCGGCTGGATATCGGTGCTATTCATGAATACGTCCGCATAGACGGGCGAATCATCCTCGTACTGCGAGACAACCACAAAGCGCACCGCGCCGAGCGGCGCGAGCCATGAGAACGTCGCGCGCGCGCCGACCACGACGGGATTAACCTGATACTTCGACTCGGTCACGTTCAGTTCCGTACACGGACCGATAGTGAAGGGATCGACAAGGCCGGTCGGGATCTGTTCGAGCTTCAGGTCCTGTTCGATGGCCGCGTATTTGTCGGCGCGATACGCGACGCCCCCGATGTCGACATTGCCGGACTCGTCCTCGGTAACGGATACGCATCGCCAGATCTCATTCTGGACATTGCTGCCGGACATCGACCAGACCGACATACGGATCGGCGCGACGGTGAACGGGACCACGACCGTGACGATATTGGTCGTATCGGGTGTATAGGCGAGATCGCGCTTCTGGATCCGGCCATCCGGCATGACGACCGCGATGGTGTAGGTCACGCCCGCTTGAAGCGTCACAGGCGCGTCCAGCACCAGCTGCGCGACCGTCGCATCGAGCAGCCGCCCGCCGGCGCGGATACCGGCGCGCGCGGGATCGGTGGTCGTGAAGACATCGCCCGGCCGCGCGAATGACGCCTCGATGCCGGTCCTGAACGTGATCGTCTCGGCTAGCATCCGCTCGGTCAGCAGCGCCCAGCGGCCGATACGATGCGCCTGTCCGCGCGAGGTACAGCCGAGCGCCGTGATATGGAGTTCGCGCAGTCCCCATTGATTGATCGCGTCGCGGTCCTCGATGTACTCGATCTCCTGCTGGTAGCGGATCGCGGGATTGTTCCACGTCACGAGCGCTATCGTGTGCCGCTGGTTTAGCGGCGTGCCGACATAGCTGAACACGCCGTCAATCACGTTCGCGGGCGTGTACTGCATTACCGGATCGCCTGGCTTGTCGGCCGCAACGGAGAGCATTCCGTCCGACCAGAAAAGCATCGCGTTAAAGATGCTCGCGATCTGCTGCAGCAACGTGATCGCGTCGGCGCGCGTCTGGATATAAATGTTGCACGTATAGCGCGGCTCGCTTCCGCCGAAACCATTGGGCACAAGTGCATCGCAGTACTGCGCGATATCGTAGAGCACCCACTTGTCGATCATCCGGGGCGAGACGTAGTGACCGAGCCCGAAGCGCGCGCTCGTCGCCAGATCGTAGAGTACCCACGCGGGATTGTCGGTCCATGCCACCTTGAACGTACCGTCCCACAGTCCGCTATACGCGCGCGTGGCCGGATCGTAGTTCACCGGAACCTGTATGCGCCGGAGCCTGACGTCAAACGACAGGCGCGGGATCTGGCGGAACGTGGACGCATCCACCTGGACACCGACGAGCGCCGAGTATGGATAGTTAAGCTGCGCCTCGACGATCTCGGTCATCGTCTCCCACTGGAACGCATCAACGACATACGCGGTTGTGGCGTCGGGCGTGATGCGGCGTACGCGGATATCGAACGTTCCCCCCGTCGCGACGAAGCGTCCGAGACTGATCCGGTAGGAGCGCTGGTAGCGGCTCGTGGTCTTGCCCGTTACCGTGTCCTCGATCATCTGCACGAAGCCGCCGCCGTTGTACTGGATATCGATGGCAAGCGTGACTGACGTCCCGTTCAGATCACCTGTATTCGTGTCGGTCACGGTCAGCTGCGGAAAGCCGAGCGTCACGCGTACGGCGTTGATGTTCGGGTTCGTCAGACTGCGCACGACCGGCTGCGCGGCCGTCACCGCGACGCCAACCGCGGACTCTGACTCGGTCGACGAGAAGCCGGGGATAGGCGTCTGGTCGGGCGTACCGGTACGCCATTCAATTGCGGCGCCGACGAAGTTCCACGAGCCATCAGGATTCGCGAGCGGCGTGTCATCGACATAGATCCCCTGCGGACCGCCGACGATCTCCTCGATCTCGCCCTCGCATAGCAGGTTGATCACGCGCGCGTACTGGATAGAGCGCAGCGTGTCGGGCGCTTCCTGTGGCGCGCGCGATCCGCCGCCGCCGCCCTTGCCGCCGCCGCCACCGCTACCGGTAATGAAGGGGAGCGCGCGCCGGTCCATGTCAGTTCACGCTGATCTCGTTGTTCGTCGAGAAACCCACGCTGATGACCTGCGAGCCGATCAGCACGCGTCCGTATCCGAGCGGTACGGGTCCGCCCTGGCCGGTCGTATTGACCGCGCCATCGAACGCGAGCGACGGCTGATTGTCTGCCTTCTCAGGCGTGGCCGCGCCGCCCTGACGCGGGGCCAGTAGCTGCGCGACGCCAGCGAGCGCGACCGCAATCCCGAGCTTGACGAGCATCATCGATGCGCCGCCGGTAAAGGGACTCGCGATCACGCCCACGGCCGCGAGCGCTGCGCCGCCGAGGATCTTTCCCCACGAGCCCGAACCGCTGACGAGCGGGACCACCTTGAGAATGCCGTCGCGCTGCGGATAGTGAAGGTCCGTCTCGTCATAGTCCTGATACGGACCGCGCACGAGAAAGGCATGCGTCGCGCGCTCGCCAAAGAACGCGCGCAGCCCTGGTAACTGGACCATCAGCGCGTGAAGGGCTTCGCGCGGTGAGTGGACGTCGAGCACGAAGCGACGCGCAAAGCGCTGACGCAGTTCCCCGTAAAAGATCACCGTCAGCATGGCGTCGCTCCATTGAACAGATCGCGATGCCGCAGCACGGCCGTGGTGCATCGCTGGTAAAACTCCTGATAGACCTCGCGGCGCGATAGCTGCGCGACGAGGTGATGCAGGATCACGTTCCCGCCGAGATAGACCGCCATGTGGTTATCGCGCAGCGCGCGGATACGCATGAGGATCAGGTCGTGTTCGCGAAGCGTCGCGCGCGGGACCTCGACAAAACCCTCGCGCTCGAAGTTCTCGCGGTACAGGTCTGGACCCTCGGGCTCGTTCCACCAGCCGAACGTACGCGGATAGTCATGCAGCGCAATGCCTTGCTCTGCGTAGTAGTCGCGTACAAGCCCGTAGCAGTCGTGGACGCCATGCACGAAGCGGCGGCCGGATAGCGGCGCGCGGTAGCCGCTTGGCCGCGTGACCGTCCACGTGCCGAGCGGGTGATTGACGATCAGCCAGGGAAGCTGCGTGCGCTCGATGCCCGTCAGATCGGCCGGCGTGGGCGCGGGTGGCATGTAGACGTGCGAGTGCGCGATGCCGATCACGTCGCCCGTATCCTCGGCGCGAACGTAGTCACGCGGATCGATGACGAAGTCTTCGGCACGGTGCGCCGCGTTCGAACACGCGATATAGACGGGATGCTCGACGTCATGCTGGCGCACGATTAGACCGCAGCACTCGCGCGGCGCTTCGCTCGCGGCGTGGATACACACGAACGGCACGACGCGCGAAAGATCATTCTGTTCGTCCATGTCGTCACCTGTACTGGCCCGCAGCGGGAAACCCCCCGTATGGCATCGTGCCGGCCGGATAGCGACAGCGGCACGACGCAAGCCGCTTGCCGCACGAGTCCTGTGCGGGATCGCTCGTCGGGTTATCGTTCGCGTCTGCAACGGGCGGGCCGGCGTAGCCGCAGCCGTCGCCGCGGTACTGCCACGCACACGCATTGCGGATCACCTGCCGGCGGGGCAGCTGCTGGCCCTCGACATCGAACGCGGTCGCAAGCTCGAACTCGACCACGTCCGCGGACTCGCGTGTCTTCTGGTTGATCACGTACACGTCATCAGGCATGTGCGCGTTCGGATCCGCAGCCGGATTGCCGTCGGGAAAATTCGCGGCATCGAGGAAGCGGACCAGCGTTCGCTTTCGGATCAGCGTCGCGCCGACCATATCCGAATAGATCCGGCAGAGCGCCGAGATGATGCCCGTCACGTTCGAGACCACGAAGCGGGGCCGCGGCTGCGTGCCTTCGCCTTTCCACTCGAAGCCGCCCGCGTCGACGGGATAGCGCGTGTACGTGTTGCCCTGCCAGATCACGTCGCTATCAAGCTCGTTCGTACCGGCGTGGAAGTACACGACGGGCGGGACCGCGTTGAAGCGCGTGAGGTCGAGCGCGAACAGGATCACGAGCGCGCCCGGCGATAGCTCGTGGATCGCGCTGTGGATCGTGCTCATACGTGCACCTGCTCGAAGCGCATGCGCAGATCGATCAGCCGCGTACCGCCCGCCGCCAGTTCGCCATAGCTCGCGGACCACGATGGACAGATCGTGTCCTGTGGCTTGCTCGTGCGCGGCGGCGCCCAGCTAAATACGTCCACGCCGTTACGCGCCTCAAGGAACGCGAGAACATCGGCCGCTATCTCGGGCAGCACGTTACGCATCTCGACGTTCCAGATACGCGACTGCGTATTGATGCCGGCCGGACGTCGCTGCGCGTAGCCGTCGCCAAACTGCGCCTTCAGTACCGTGGGCTCGACGTCATAGCCGGCGGACGTCACGCACCAGTCGAAGATCGCGCCAGCCACGCGAGGCGCGAAGGTGAAACGGTCGATCCATCTGTCGAGTGAAGTGATCATGATGCGAGCAGTCCTCCCATCCGTTTCTCGGTCGCGATGACCTGACGCACGACCGCGCTGATCCGCTTGCCCAGTTCGATGGCTTTCTCCTGATCGCCGCTCGTATCCTCGGTCTCGCGATCCTTGTGAAGATGGACATTGACGTTCACGCTACCGACGCCGGCGGCCGCATCGCTGACGACACGCCCCGGCATGTTCGGCACGAAGTACTCGCCGCCGCGTAGCGATGGCATCTCGTTGATGCGGTAGTACTGCCCCGGCGAGACGGAGCCGCCCGCCGCCCGGCCGCCCCCGAAGAAGCCCGAAAGATTGCCGAGCCAGCTTGCGTTACCGATACTCGCGAACATCGGTTCGAATACGCCCTTGTAGACGAGCATCTTCGAGATGTCCCCGAGGATCGACGAGACCATCTCGCCAAATGATTGCGCGGTCTTGTCGGTCGCGAACATGAAGTCGACGAGTGCATCGGACGCCTTCTGTCCGAAGCCCTCGATGGCGCGTTTCAGATCATCGAGCGACGCATCTGCCTTGTCATTGGCCGCGATCATTTTGTCCGCCGCTTTCTGCTGGAGCTTCGCGAACTCGTCGGCCGTTATCATTCCCTCGTTCTGCGCAGCAATCAGCTGGACGATGGTGCGTACGTACTCACGCGTCGGATCGATCGAATCAAGCTGCGCACTGGCGAAGTCATGCAACGACTTGATCGTGCCGTCCAGTTCCGTCTGTGCATCCTCGGCGGCCTTGGCCTGATCATCGAGCGTTTTCTTCAGCGCTTCGTTTGCGGCAGCCGTATCGAGCGTGGCCTGTTTAATCGCGTTCAGTTGCGCCTGCTGCTGTTTCGTGAAGGTCAGAAACTTCGGATCGGTCAACAGCATCTGCATCTCGTCGCCATTGGCCTGTGCCGCGCGCAATCCTTCGTTTAACGAGTCAAGCATTTTCTTGAACTCGTCGACGGCGGTCTTCGCATGCTTCGCCCCGTTTCTGACACCATCAAGGCCCGCCGTAAATTGCACGACCGGCTTGTCGTCCCATCCGGCGGCGGGGTTTCCCATGTCGAACGGATGGTCGCGCATCTCGCGCTGCAGGTCGCGCACGCCCTTAAGCTTCGCTTCAAGCTCGGCCGCTTCCTTCTGCGACTGTTCGAACGCGGCGCTGGCGGTCTGGATCGCCAGCTTGAAGTCGCCCGCGAAGAACTGTTTCGCGGCCAGTGAGTAGCCCGTCAGTTCGCGCCATGCAATCGCGATCTCGCTGGCGAGTCCCGTTACGTCGATGATCAGGTCGCTGATCAGCGTACCGATCCCGGCGAGCAGACCCTTGAACGTATCGCCCTCGGTATTCGCGTCGGAGATCGTACGAACGAGAAAGTCCAGTGCGGGGGTCAGCTGCTGTGCGATCTGCGCGAACGCGCCTTCGCTCACGGTCCGGAGCCGCGTGAGGTTATCGTTCAGATCCGCCATCGCTTTCGCGGTCTGACCCGATACGATCAGCCCCAGCGATTCGGCTTCCTTGCGCGCGGCTTCGAGTCCTTCCTTGCCACCGTTAAGCAGCGGGATCAGCGCCTGTCCCTGCTTGCCGAATAGCTGCTGTGCAACGGCCGCTTTTTCTGCGCCGTCCTTGAAGCCCGACATCGCTTCGGCAATATCCTCGAATGCCTTTGCAGGGTCCTCGCTCTGCAATGTCTTGACGTCGAGCCCGAGCGCGCGGATCGCGACAGCCGAATCACTGGCCGGATCGCGCGCATCGAGCAGCGCCTTGTTCAGCCCCTTGAACGCAGTCGTGAGATCTTCCGTCGAAACGTCCGCGAACCGGCCCGCATAGACGAGCGCGGATAGCTGTTCGGTCGTGGTGCCGATCCGTTCCGAAAGCTTGCCGAGTGCGTCGGCCTGATCGATGGCCTGCTTGATACCGTCCGCGAACGCGCGCGCGAACTCCGTTGCGTACTGCACGCCCTGTAATGCGGCGATACCCTTGACCGCGGTCGATATGCCCTTGAGCGATGACGTGATCGTATCGTTAGCCTTCTGCATGTCCGCGCGCAGATGCGCGACGTCCGCCGCTAGCTCGAAGATCAGTGAACCGGCCGATGCCATGCGTTACCTCCATGCTGCGATCTCGTCCTCGACCGGTAGCTGTTCGGCTTCGTCCTCCGCGCTGCTACCCCAACCGAACAGCAGATGCGCCCAGATAAAAAGCTCGGCCGGCTCCATACGCGTCTCGACGTCCCCGGCCGTCATATGCAGATGCGCGGCTACTGCATAGACGAGACGCGTCACCGGGTCGCTCAGGCTTTTTTTGCGTCGTGCGGCTGATGACCGCAAAGCACCGCCGCCGCATCGACCAGCTTGCGCAGATCACCGAGCGCGTGTGCCGGCAGTCCGGCGATAGCCGACATCGTGAAGCGCTCGCCGGCTTCGCCGTGCGCCATCTCGCATAGCAGTTCAAAGCCGAATTCCTCGGGTCCTCCTTCGCTGATCTTCGCGGTCAGTTCGCGAAAGCGCTTTACGTTCATCGCGCGCAGCGTGACCTTGCCGAACGATGCCGTCTCGATCACGCTCTGCTGCGGCGCGACCACGAACACCTTGGCGCGTTCAGACGATGCAGCGGGCAAGCGGTCGTTCATCGCGTCTCTCCCGTCATGCGACCGTAACTGCAGCCGCGCTTACGGCCGTGCCCGCCACGCCCGCCAGCGTCGGCGTAACGGTCGTGGTGAACGTACCTGCGGCCGCGTACGTATGCGGCGCGGTAAGTCCGGTCACGCGTTCGACCGCCGAGCCGTCGCCCCAATCCGCATCGAAGTAGTCGGCGGTCCCGTTCGTCTCGGTCAGCGTGAGCGTGACGGCAGCCGGTACGACACCGCTCGTCGGCTGGACGTCGGCCGTCAGCGCATAGGGCGGCGGCGGCGGCTCCGTGGCCTGCGCGGAGTTCTGGCAGCGGAACGGCGCGGTCTGCGAGCCGCCGATAGTCGCCTTCACCATCGGCTGATACGTACCGACGTTCTGGTACGAATGCGTGGCCTGAGCGCTCGTGACCGTCTCGGCCGGCGTGCCGTCCTGCCAGTCGATCTCGAACGAGGTCGCGCTGCCGCCCGACTCGTTGAGCGCAAGCGTGGCACTGAACGGCGCGGCTCCGGTCGTTGGCTCGCTGAAGATCGGCACGAGCAGATAGTTCGGCGTCGCGATCCACGGCGGCATCGTCAGGACAGGCGCGTCCGTCACCTTGATCGTGGCTGATCCCTGGATGGCCTGATCGACTCCGCCCGCTTCGTTGACCGCCTGGACGATCACCGGTAACGTACGTATCGCGCCGTTGCGATAGTGGATCTCGAAGAAGCGCTCGTCGCCTTTCTTCTTCGCTTCGACCAGCGTCTGATAATCGGGATCGGTCGGATCGAAAAAGAAGTCGAACGTCAGCGTGCCGGGATCGGAGAAGCCAACAAGGAAAGTCTTCTCGTCATCGCATAGCGTAGTCGTATCGATCTGCGCGGCGGCCGTCTCGTTAAGCTGGTACGACTTCACGCAGACATCGATATAGACGTGCTCGATCCACGCGGCCTGGGTGCTCCACGTCGCGGACTCGCCGGACGTATCCGAACCGGCAAGCTCGGCGGTCTTCGCCTGAAGGTCAATGTTCTGCACTATCCACGATTGACCGTCGAGACTCGCGAAGCCCGTCCCGATCACGAGCACGGCGCGACCGTTGCGGACCTTCGTGATGTCATCGAACTTGACCACGCACGGCTGGGACTTCGAGCCCGAGAGCAGCTTGCCTGTCCCGACTGCGGGCGCGTCGGTATCCTCCAGAAACATGCGCGTTTTCTGCGCGCTGATGGCTTTCTTCATGACTGCACCTCGTCGGGTTCATACCACGTGGAAAGGACAGCGCTCGACCGATGAATCCGCGTGTCCTGCTCATACAGGTCCTGTGTGTTCTCGATCAGCGGATCGCCGTCGCACAGGTCGACGAGCACCGCGATACGGTCCATGATCGCGTTCGCTTCGGCGCTCGTGCGGGCGTACGCGTCCACCCGATACATGCATTGCCTGAGTCTCGTGCCGCCGCGTAGCGTGTTCTGTGGCGTACCCGTCACGAACGCATAGACGACATACGGCTCGCGCTGGTTCTGCGGCGCGAGCTTGTTAAACACGCCACCGGGTAGCGCGATACGCAGCAGCGCGAAGAGTTCTGATTCGCTCACGATCAGACTCCCGCTCCCGGCTTGAACGTCACGCCGTTCTCGCCACACCATTTCGCCATGCGCTTGATCATCGTCGCGTTGAACTTCTGCGCGGACTCACCCGAGCGCGCCATCGCCGCCGGCAGCAGGAACGGATGCGAGTTCATCTTCGACGTACCGAACTCGAGGAAGCGTCCATAGAATGCGTCATCGCCATAGGGTTTCGTGACGCCCATCTTCACGGTCTTGCCCGTTACGCGTCCCTTCCTGATCTTCACGTCCACGCGCGCGGCCAGTCCTGTGCGCTTGTTGCGGCCACGCACGAGCGCTTCTTCGAGCGTGTACGTGTAGCGCGCCGAGCGGCCGAACTGCTGCTGAACGTTCGTCTTCGCCTGACGCATGATCGGAAGCGCGCCACCCATCAGCGCGCCGTAAGCCATCTTTGTCTGGACCTCGACGGGCAGGGTCTTCAGGAACTGTTCGACTTCCTTCAGTCCCTTGACCTCGACGTCAATGTTCATGGCTGTCCTCCCTCGGTTACTACGCCCGACGAGCACATAAGCTGTAGTTCCCTTTGCAGACCACGCACAGGCAGTACCGCATCAATCGAGTAAATCGTCCCCCTGGCATCGACTACGCGATGCGTCGCATCGACATCGGCCCGGTACCGGATACGGATGCGGTGCGTGACGTTCGCGCGAAACTCCGTTGATGCCATGTACTCGCGACCCGTGACTGACTCGATAGCCGCCCATACGGGCGCGACGTCCGTCCACGTATCGACGATGACCTCGCCCGAGTCGTTCTGGATGCGCACCGGTCGCTGGATCGTGACGCGGTTACGCAGACGGCCGGCCTGCATCGCATGTCCTCCCTCAGAGCCCGAACTCGATGCGGAACGGATCGAGCAGCGCGACGGCGCGCGGATTGCGGTTCATCGCCACGCCCGACTGCTGCGCCTCGCGGTTCTCATACGCGTCGCCCGTCAGTTCGAGCATGGCGAGCATCAGGTTTGCCGGCACCTCGCCGGCCGGATAGCCGGCCGTATAGGTCGCATAGAGCGAGTGCGCGCCCGGCAGCGGCGTATCGGTGACGAGCAGCGCGCGCATCTTCTCGTTGACGACGCGCGCGCCGTACTGCGCGATATCGATCACCGTCTCGCTCCCGTCATCCTCGATGGCGACAAGCGCCGCCAGATCGAACGCGGGAAAGTCCCTCAGGATGAAACCCCGGCGGTCCGGCAATACCTCGCGCGCGGTCGTGTCCGCCGGTACCGGGCGGATCGTGCGGCCTGTGTACTGCTCGGCCGTCTCGCGCGCGGCCGGGATATAGACCTGCGTGAGGAGATCGTCCTCGTCGCTTGAGTCGATCCGGCAATGCGCCTTCGCGAGCGCGAGCGTGACCGGTTCGGGATAGTCCGGGGTTTCCATGGATCACGCTCCGTTACGCCTTCTTCGGCGCGACCTTGGCCTCAAGCGCTGCACCACCAGAAGCCAGCACGAGCGGGCCATAGCGCCACGCGGCCTGTGCGTAGACCGACGTCGTCAGCCGTTCCTCGACGAGGATCGTCACCATGTTGCGGCGGAAGTTGTCTGAATCTTCGCGACTGACTTCGACCGAGACCTGTTGACGATCCCAGATCATCGCTTCCATGCCGTCACCGACGAGGAACTGACCGAGCGGGATCGACTGCGTACTGACGATGTCGAGATCCCACAGACGCGGAGCGACGGGCGCGAACGGACTGCCGAACAGATATTCCCCTTGCTGGCTCTTGAGCAGTTGCATGCTCGCCCAGTCCTGCGGATTGAGCATCAGGACCGATGACGTGTAGTAGGAAAGCTCGATGGACGCCATCGCCAGGCGGATATTGTCGGGGCCGTTATGCGTCGCATCAGTCGGCACATAGGGCACTGCGACCGTGACGATACCGGTCAGGTGTCCCGCTGCGCCATCGCCCTTCAGGATTTCGTTGTCTTCCTTGCGACGCAGACCGTAGACCATGCGCGTATTGAGATACGTCTGAAGCTGCGACTCGTCATCGAGCACCTGACGCGATGCGAGCACCCAATGCGCAATCGTGACAACCGGCGCCTGGACGAGTCCGAACTGGAAGTCGGATTGCGGCTTGAGCGCGCCTTCCTGTACATAGTCCGGGTTCTGTTGCGTCAGTTCGTCTTTTTCGCGTACGTACTCGACCATGTTCGAGGTCGTCGGTCCGCTCGGAATCACGTCACGCACCCAGACCCTGTTAAGGCCGGGACCGCGAATGCCTGGCTTGCGGTCGGGCGTAACCGGGAACTGGTTCGGATCGTGATCACCGAAGATAGGATTGACGGCCTTGAACGATTCGCCTTCGAGCGTCATGCGGGCGCTACGCGCATTGTTGCTGCCCTTGAGCGCCTTGAACTGGTCGCTCTTGATAAAGGCTTCACCGATGGTCTGCGACTTCGTCTGACGCTGACCCGATTCGCTCAGTCCTGCGAGCTTTTGTCCGAGGTCGATCAGGCTGACATCCTGACCCTTGACCTTGTCGGCGAGTTGCGCGAGCTCGGTGCGGATCTCGTCGGCAGACTTCTTCTGGGCGTCCTTCATCTCGCCAAAGGTCTCGTCGAGGGCGCGCTTGATTTCAGTCATGTCCATTTTCAGGCTCCGTTTGCGGTCTTGAATGAGCGGATAAGGGTTGCAAGTGCGACGGCTTCTTCACGCTCGCTCTTTGCTGCGGCGGGGCTGGTGTCCGGCTTGTCTGCATCACGCAGAGCGATATCGCGCACCCGGGCGATAAACGACTTGGCTTCAACGCGGGACATGCCTGCATCACGCAGGAACGTCTCCACGTCTGCGAGGGACTCCATATCGTCGGGATCGAAGTCGGACTTCAGTGAGCCGAGATCGGCCCGAGCGAGTTTGTTGGCGGGCGAGATGACCATCGAGATCTCAAGCAGATCCAGCCGCGAGAGCTTGCGGACCTTGCCATCCATATCTGCGCCGCCGAGCTGCACGCGATAGCCGATCGATACGCCATCGAGCGCCTGCGCCTTCATATGCTGATAGACGTCATTGGCCATCGTCGCACCGGGCGTGAGACGTCCCGCGAACTTCAGGCCGATGTCGTCCTCTTTCATGTCCGTCGCCTTGCCGATCAGGTTGTCCATCCAGTGATTGAACAGAAGCGGGACCTGCTGTTTCTTCGCGATGCTTTCCTCAAACGAACCGGGCAGGACGATATCGCCCCACGAGTCGATGTTGTTGAACACGGACGCATAGCCCTCGAAGTTGCCCTGACGCGTGCTGTCGAACTTGACTTCCATCGTCGCGATTACTGCGCCGTGCGCGACGTCACTGAACTGTTTGCGGGTCATGGCGCTACTCCTTGATCGGGGCAGTCGGTACCTTCGCGGCCTGCTGCGGAATGTTGGTGGTCGCGCTCGGAAGATCCTGAATCGGCGTGAGGTTAAGCTGGACCGTTAGCTCGTCCGCGCCTTCGCGCGCATCGAGGTTTTCTTTCGCGCGTACCTCGTTGCGCGACATCAGTCCGTTCTGGACCATCGTCGAGTAATACGTCGCACGGCCCGCGCTGTCGGCGCGTAGCAGGCTTTCGAGATTGAACTCGATATAGATGCGTGGACGCTCGGCTGGCTTGACGACCCAGCGGTTAAGCGACGACTCGATACGCTTGACGTACGGATAGAGGGTGTACGTCAGATAGCCCTGGCCCATCGTCTCGATGCCGGTCCCGAAACTGGTCTGTTTCTCGTGGCTGTTGACCATGAACGACGGCACGCGGAACACACGACAGATATCGTCGACACTGAACTGCATCTGTTCGAGCATCTGCGCGTCGGCCGGCGTAATCGAAAGCTGCTGGTACTGCATGCCCGCCTCGAGGACGAACAGCCGTGAGCCCGCATCGCCGCCGGCTTCGAGGTCCGCAAAGTTGTTGCGTACTGCCGTGCGCTGCTCGGGCTTCAGGACGTGATCGATCATCAGCACGCCCGCGGGCTTGCCGCCTTTCTGGTTGAAGCGCAGCGCGTTATCGTTGAGCGCCATTGCGTTCGCGACCGCGCGCCGCGCGTAGCCAAGCGGCGACAGTCCCTTGAGACCGTTACCCATCAGACGCGACTGGATGATCTGTTCGGGCTTGTAGCGGATACGCTCGCCGCCGAACGTATATGCATAGTCGTACGAGCCATCCTCGTATTCCTTGATCTCCATCTGTTGCGCGGCTTTGGGTTGCAGCGCGATACAGTCGCCCTTGCCATCGCGAATGATCCGGCTGTAGCAGTTGCCATCAATCGCGAGATTCATTCCCCACGACTCCAGCAGTTCGACGTTTGTCATGCGGTCGTTCGGCGCGACGTTCAGCACATAGCCGAGTGGATGATCGCGGACCACGTTACGCCCCATAGGTGTACGTTCGTACACGTTGACCGAGAGCGCGCCGAGTGTTTCGGTGATCAGACGGACACACGCCCACACGGTCGACACCTGGAGCGCGGCCTGATCGTTGACCGACATATAGGGCGTTCCGCCCGGCGAGTTGATCTGCGCGCCCGGCGTATCGGCATTGCCGCCCCAGAACCAGCCGCCGAACCACGTCAGCGCCTGGTTGAATGCGCGCATCACGCCCCAGCCGGTCGGATTGGTCAGGCTCAGTTCCATCTGACGCTGCGGGGTGTTGTAGCGGATATCGGCCATGACGTGCGTCCCCTCAAACGGGTGATACGGTGAGCGGGTTGTTGAGGAAGTCGTTGATGTCGCCTTCGTCCTCCATTACCTCGTTGAACGCATAACCGATTGCCATCACGAGCGCGACCGCGCCATCGATCTTTCCGGTGGACTTGCGCTTGTTCAGGATGCGATTGTTTTTCCCGTCCGCTTCGACGACCGCGCTGGCGACGTTCCAGCGAAGACACGGATTGAACACGACGCGCAGCCGCCCGTCGAGGATCAGCTTCTCGGTCAGTTCAATCGAGCGCGGCATCCACAGACCCGACTCCATCGCCTTCGTATAGCCCTGGCCGTGCTGGATCAGCGGGACCGTCACGCCCGCATCGTCGAGCTTGCCGATCAGATAGTCGATACGCTTCGGGTCGAACGCGATCCCCTCAAAGTCCATCGTCGCGTCGAGCGTCGCGATGTGATCGGCGATCGCTTCCTCGTCGATAGCCTTGCGGCCGATGCCGAATACGTGACCAGCGCGCGCCCATTCGACGAGGTGTGTCTTCTGGATACGGTCGCGCTCGGCCATCGTCTCGGCCGGCGTGAAGATCTGCACGAACGCGTCGCACGTGCCATCCTCGTTGCGTCGCGCGACCGCGAGCGCGGTGAGGTCCTTTGTACTGGACAGATCCAGTCCGCCATGAACGTGTGAGCCGCGGAAGTCTTCGACGGTCAGCGTCCCGGATTCGCACGCGCGCCACAGGTCGCCATCGATCCACGGATCTTCAGCATCGACCCACTCGCAGAAGTTCAGGCGCCGCACGGTCGATTCAAGCGACGGCATCCCGCGCGCCTGCCGGACCTGCTCGTCGAGATACGACTTTTGGATCGTCTGCCCGAGCGACGGGTTCACCTTGATCCAGCAGTCCTCGTTCTCGAACGGGTCTTCGCCCTCGTCGAGCGCGCACACATAGGCGAAGTACGCATCGTCCTCAAGTTGCTGCGCCGCGACTTTGCAGCCGTACTCGTGCTTTTCATAGCAGAGCGACGTACGGTCAAAGCCGCTGTTGGTGATCATGAAGATCAGCGGCTGGCGGCGTCCCTTCTTGCCGGCCTGCATCATGTCGATCACGGTACGGTCCTTGTGCTCGTGGACTTCGTCGATCAGTCCGCAGTGCGGGCGCGGTCCGCTCTGGCCGCTGCTGTCGCTCGCTATCGGCCGGAACCAGCTGCCCTTGGCGTAATAGGCGAGATTGTTGGTCCGCTCGCCACGGCCCGACTTGACGAGCCGCCGCGATAGCTCGGGCGAGAGGTCGACCATCGCAACGGCATCGCGGAACAGGATCATCGCCTGATCGCGACGCGTGGCGGCCGCATAGACTTCGGCGCGCATCTCGCCGTCCGACATCAGCATGTACAGACCGATGCCGGCCGCGAGCGGAGACTTGCCGCAACCCTTGCCGCCCTCGACATACGCCTCGCGAAAGCGGCGCGTGCCGTCTGCGCGCTTCCATCCGAAGATCGATCCCACGATGAACGCCTGCCACGGCAGCAGCACGAACGGCACGCCCTCGAAGTCGCCACCGTTCAGGCACAGGACGTCGGCGAAGAAGTTGATGGCGCGCAGCGCGGCCGCGAGATCCCACGTCAGACCCCGCGCGGGTCCGCGTTCGAGATCGTCCAGATGCCGCCGGCACGCGGCGCGCACGTGCGGGCCCGCGATCACGCGAGCCGCGACCACGTCTGATGCATAGGCGCTGACCGGGTCAGAAGTAGTTTTCTTTCCGGCCTTCCGGGTTCGGTTCATCAGGTAGCGCAGACAGTCGTGCGCGAGCGGCGGGGCTCATGCCGAATTCGGCAGCGAAGCGGATCGCCATGTGCATCGCGCGGTTAGCAACACCGATCAGCGGGTTCTGTATCGCGTTCCCGTTGGTCGTCTTGATCATCAGCGCGCTCGTCAGCTTGTCGCGCGCCTTCATGCGCTGGATCGCTTCTTCGGCCTGCATCCATCGCGACACACACTGGCAGTACGCGGCGAGCGCGGTCCCGTCGATGGCGCTCAGCATTCCGATGGCGTCAAGCTCGGGCGTGATGCGGTCCCACTCCGCACGCGCATACGCATCGAGATGCGCAGGCGGCTGCGGAATGCCGCGCCTTGGCTTGGGCTCGTGCTTCGGCAGCGGCCGATGTCCGCGGTTGCCCTCGATGATGCGCAGCGCGGTCGGCTTACGCGGATTCGGCATGTCGGTTCTCCTGTGACGCGAGCAGACCGCGCACGTGTAGCGCAATCGCGCGCATGAACAGCGGCGGGACGCAGTTGCCCATCGCCGCCCATCGCTCCGTGAAATTGCCACGCAGCACGAACGGATCAGGGAAGGACGAGAGCCGCTTCGCCTCTGCGATGGTCACGCGCCGGTGCTCGCTCGGATGGCACGCTTCGCAGACACCGCCCGCGCCACCGTTGCGCAGCAGGGTAGGACTCGGCTTGTCGGGATCGAGCCGATGCATGCCGTAAAGCTGCCTGTTCGGGTGGTACTCGTCCCCGTACTCGCCTGGCTTGAGCCGGTACAGAACGCGATGCACGAGCCGGTTCGTACCGAAGCGCGCGGCGTCGCACTCGTCGGGCGTATTGACCACGCCGTGCCACGCCTCGCGTACGGTCGTCGGCCGGCACTGCGGCACCGGGTGCGATGGCGCGATACCTCGTTGTGCGAGGTCATCGCGGATACCGACGATGATCATGCGCGGCCGCATCTGCGGCACGCCGTAGTAGCCCGCGACCAGCACGCGCGCGCTGACGTGATAGCCCGCCGCCTTCAGTTCGCGGATGATGTCCGCGAAGATCAGACGCATCTTCCCGATGACCATCCCGCGTACGTTCTCCATCACGAACGCCTTGGGCGCGAACGCCTTCAGCAAGCGGACGTACTCGACAAACAGCTTGTTACGTCCGTCCTGAAACTTGCGCGCGCCGGCGAGCGAGAAGCCCTGACACGGCGGCGAACCGTCGAAGACATCAAGCTCGCCGGGTGCGAGCCGCGCGATGCGCAGCGCGTCTGCGTCGGACAGGTCCGTGATGTCGCCCAGGTGAAGCGGGATCTCGGGAAAGTTCGCAACGAACGAAGCCGCCTGCTTTTCGTTCCACTCGACCGCGAGCCGTTCGTCGAAGCCGGCCATCGAATAGCCGAGCGACGAGCCACCGCAGCCGGCGAACGTCGACACCACGGTCGGCGCGTCAATAGCTCGTGGTGCGAGGTGATCGCGCCATGCCGCCTCGAGTCGGTCGGGATAGGCCATCGCATCACCTCGGGAACTTGTGGTGACACGCCGGGCATTCGATCATCTTCACGCCGTTGGCCGTGTTCTCGTCATACTCGACGCCTAGCTCGGGGAGCTCCGTCACGCACAGCGCCTCGATCTCGCCCGCGGTAAAGCCGGTGAGCGACAGGTCGAACGCGTCGCGCAGTTCCGCCAGTTCCGCGCCCAGCATCTCGCGGTCCCATGCCGCGTTCTCCGCGAGCCGGTTGTCCGCGATCACGTACGCGCGGATCTTCGCCTCACTCCAGCCGCGCGCGACCATGACGGGCGCTTCGTCGAGTCCGAGCTTCAGACCCGCCAGCACGCGGCCGTGACCCGCGATGATCGTGTCGTCCTCGCTGACGAGGATCGGCTGCGTCCATCCCCACTCGCGCATCGATGCTGCGATCTGCACGACCTGCGCCTCGCTGTGCAGTCGCGCGTTGCGCGCGTACGGGACGAGCGAGCCGAGCGCCCGACGTTCGACATTCAGGGCCGGCCACGGATCGGCTGTGGGCGTTTCTGGCGGTCCCGGCGGCTGTTCTGCCGTCTGCGCGTCGCGTCTAGTCCGTGCCATCGTTCCGGCCCCCGGTGAATGAACTGCGTTTCTGTGAAAAAAACAGGGCGAGGGGTGCGGGGCGGGAGCGCCGCCGGGATTTGACCCGCCCCTGCCTGCGACCCTCGACCGCGCCCGGGACCGCCAGAATCGTCCCTGACGTCCCCGGACGCTTGCGGGTAGCGAACCGTACGGGCGCGCGGTGCGGACGCGCTGGGGACGTCCCGCGCGCGTCGCTGAAGTAGCGGCGAATCAGTCGCATCAGGCGGTCGGTGGTCATGACTCGATCCTCTTGACGTTCCACGGATGACGCGCGTCGAGCGGATTGCCGTTTGCGTCGCAGCCGGGCGCGATGCCGCGGTTCTCTTCCCATTGCTTGGTCGAGTCGTGATGCGGCTTGCAAAGCGATTGCAGGTTGAACGGATCGAGGAACAGGCGCAGGTTTCCGCGATGTGGCCGCCTGTGGTCCACGACCGTCGCAGTCGTCACGAGCCCCTGATCCAGGCACATCGCGCAGCACGGATGCTCGCGCAGATGGTCGCGCCGCAGCTTTTTCCATTGCGGCATCGCATAGAGCGCGGACCAGCGACCAGACATTGGCTGACTCCACAACGGATCAGAAACGACAAAGCCCGCGACCGGATGAACCGGCGCGGGCCTTGGCTTGCGACTACTAACGCTTCGACAGGGTGACGCGATACGACGCGCTCGGGCGCACGATCTTATGGGCGTTTATAGAGCGTTTGCCCCCTCATTGCAAGGGTTTCGCGTGCAATTGTCGTTAGCATGACGAACAGACTATAACGCAGATATACACCTGAAAACACAGACTAACCTAGACATACACTAAGGAACGGGGATTAACAACGGGTAACGCGATACCTCAAGGACGAGACTCGTCCCGAACTTTTTCAGGATGACGAAGATCGGGATTCTCGCGAGGGATCGCGAGCAGCGCACCGCGCGCGATGCGTGCGATATCGTTCATCGTGAGCGCGCTCGTACTGTGCTCGGCCATCTCAACGATGGTGCGCAGCGCTTCGCGCATGCGTTCGTTATCGTGGGCTAGATGCTGACGCATCGCGAGCATGTCGTTTTTCCTGTTCATGCGATAGCTTCGAAGGGATCAAAGTCGGGTTCAAGGGAAAGCGCGAGTTGTTGCGCATGCAACGATTCAATCACGACCTCGGCGCGCGGATTTGCGCGGTCGATACCGTGAAAGACGAACTTCTGCCGGACCTGACGATCATTGCGATAGACACCGTGATAGACGAGTTCGCGCGTATCGCCGCTCTTGCGCCTGATCGTCTGCCAGCGGTCTTGTAGCACGTCGAGGATCACGCTCTCGTCGAGATCGGGCCGCTCGGTCGCATAGAAGATCTTCAGGATCACGCGTACGGGTCCAGTCATGCGTACGCGCGCCGCTGGCGGTACCTGCTTCAGTGCGTCGCGTTCGTAGTCGCGCGCCTTGTCGCTCTTGATCGACATCGGCCGGGTCTTGAGCTTGCCGTCGATCTTGCTGCGGACCTTGCGCGTCACGATCTCGCGTGAGTTCGCTTTCGATGCGGGCTCGCCCAGGAGCGTGAACTCGACGCGCATGATCAGCGCCCCATGTCCAGACCGAACCAGATACGCGGAGCGCCGGCGGGTACGCTGATGCCGTGGCTATGGCCGGGATCAGTTACGCCATGCGCGTGTTCGATGACCTTCACCGGTACCAGCCGGATCGCGAGCGCGATAGGCTGCTCCCCGGTAAGCGCACACGCGTAATAGCCGATGTTCGCGGGCACTGCGGGCAGTTTGCTCAATTCGCACAGGTAGGAGAACAGACCAATGCGCCGTAGCTGCCTCCACTTGTCCATCAGGGAGAACACACTGCACGCGTCAGCCGGTTCGTCATGCTCGATCAACCAGACGATGGCGCGAAATATCTGGCCGTTCGTGTCATGCGAGAAGTGCCGCGGCGTGAGGTTTGCAATGTGACGTATTGAACGGTTGTCCTGCAAGAGGGCAGAGAGTACGAGCTTTTCGGCGCGCGTTCTCAGATCGTTTTCGAAGTGCATGGCCGTTACTCCTGTTCGGGTGATCGCGTTGCACGCGCAACGAATTATTCATCGTCACTTCCGGGTTCGCGCTCGCGCTCGATAAAGTGATGCGTGGCTTCCCAGTTTTTGATCGCATCGAGCGCGACCTGTAGCCGGTTGCCGGGCAGCACATAACCGCGCGCCGCTTCGTCGACAATGCGCCGCGCCCACGCGATACCGGGCTCGCGCATAACGATACGCTTCGCGATGGCGGCCAGATGCGCACGCGCTTCGTGCGATGGCGTACGCGTTGATTCGTCGGTCAATGCGGGCGCGGCGCTCCGGTACATCGCCGGCGGCGGACTGCACGCTTCGAGGAATTCGGGTAGCGTCGGCACGGCGCGCATGTGGTAGCACGCAGCGACGCCACGCTGCAGCGCTTCACGCGACATGCCGTGCAGAGCGTTCGTCCATTCGGCCTGGACATCGCGCGCGTCGACGCATCCCCACATGTCGAGGAACCTCGTGCCGAAGATCGCGCCGAGCTTGCGCCACAGCCATTCGCCGCGCGTCTCAGTGCTTTGGGCCGACGACATGGCAGTCCTCCGGGGGCAGATCGATCACGTCGCGATCACGCGGCGCGATACCGAACGCTTCAGCGGTGCGACGGCGCGAATCGGCAAGCGCAGCCGCACGTGCCGTAACGCGATACGCGCCATCATCGCGGGCCTTGCGGCACCAGTTGCGCCACGTCGCGAGCCAGTCGAGCTTGCTGGCGCGCTGGCCGGGCTGGGCGTGCCAGTAGTCCGCGAAGCGCAGCGCCTGATCCTCGACCTGCGGGCGTGTCATCCCGCACTCGTGCATCGCCCATTCGCCCCATTGCACCGGCAATCGCCAGTCGAGCGCGAGTCTTTCGCCGCGCGTCGCGTTTTTTGCGCGCGGCTTAAGCCTATGCGCTGGCGACGAGACAGATCGCAAAGGAGGGTCAGAAGAACCCGAAGATCCCGAAGATCCCGATGAACCCGAAGATCCCGAAGATCCCGAAGATCCCGAAGATCCCGAAGATCCCGAAGATCCCGAAGATCCCGATGAACCCGCCCGGCTTGGCGTGTCCTCGGCGTTGCCTTGATCATGCCCGTTCATTACCTTGACATCGCCTTGAGCGTTCTTAGGCGTTGCATGGGCATGACCGTGACCGTGCCTTGGTCTATCCTTGGGCGGTGCCGGGATCTCGCTCGCGACTTCGCGCGGATGCGGATGCTGGTGCTTCGACCACTTCACGACAGCGATATACGGCACGCTCTCGACGCGATAGCGGCGGATCAGATCGGCATCGTCCAGCAGTGCGAGCAGACCGTCGATGACCTCGGGCGTCACGCTGCTGTCGTAGCCGAACAGGTCGGTCTTGATGCGGCCGGGACGATCCTCGAGCCGGCCTTCGCGATCAGCGAGACACCACAGACCGGCGAACAGCAGACGCGCATACGGGGGCATGTAGCCAAGTGGTTCGTTACGGAAAAACTCGTACTTGAGCATACGTGCACGCCCCATGATCGGCTCCCTCGAAAGTTGGTTGATGGACGCGTTCATGCGACTTCCCGCTCGCGTTCGGACGCTTCGATCTTCGCGAAGATCCACTCGTCGACCTCCGATTCGCGCCACGCGACGCGACGACCGCCGATATCGACGGGTCGCGGGAACGTGCCTTCGTTCATCCGTCGATAGATCGTGGTCGCACCCATGCCGGTACGTGCTCTGACTTCGGGCATACGCAACAGGCGTTCTTTGGCGTTTAGTACTGCTGCTTTCGTATTGGCCATGTGGAACCCCTTGAAAGGACTCGGTGGATATGGGTAATTCGAAGGAGAACGGTAGGCGCTAAATCCGGGTCAATCAATTGGCCGGAATTACCGAAAAGGCTTTTAAGCGGATGCCCTGAATAACTTCGAGACTTATCCACAGGGGTTATGCAAAATCGGTATGAGGTCGTTAAGGTGTACGGAAATCTATTGGAATAAACGGGAATATAGAAGCGTTACCACTGATTCACTTTTGATGCGTCGCACCACAAAAAGTCATGTTCGGGAAAACACCTATAAAGATTGTTGTTATTTGTCATCCTTCTGACGCATCGCAATAATTCGTCATATGAAATAGGTCAAATTGCAGTTATCCACCGGCTGACCGCTCGCAACTAGCTGCAATCTTTGCGCCTTATTTCATGTGGGTTGTAATCAGCACTCAACTAAAAACTGCACAAAAAACGTGCGATCCAAGCCCACTTATCCACAGTTGCTGCGTCGCACATCGATATCCGTCCCCGTTAAAAAAAGTTTGAAACGCATTGAATGCGCATCTACGATCAGGCTTCATCGCTGGGGATAACCAGAACAAAACGGCAACAAACAAAGAGAGATCGGGGCCATTTCCGAAGGACAACAAAAATGGGCCAGTCCCTTCCGTATTCGGTCTATCGGACCGTACGGCAAGATGCATTACGCGGCGAGTGCACCATCGTTATCGTTAGCGGCAATGACCCCGACGTCGTATGGTCGGCTGCGCTCGATATCAAGAACGGCTCCGGCATTGCGTACGCACCCAAGCTGTGCGGGCTCGAACAGTCGAAGCTCGAAGGCTGGTGGTCCTGCACGCTGGTCTGGCGGCGCGACGCGCGAGGTATGCAATGACTTTCTATAGCTTCGATCGCCACGTACTGCGAACCATTCCGAAGCCGTTGCGGCGGCGATGGTTACAGGAGCGCTATCGCTACGCGGAGCCGCGCGTCGCGATCTCACGGTTATACGGTATATACGGTTTGCATAAATCGTATGACCGGATGTAACGGCTGATCTGACGCGCGAGACGACCGGCGCTTAACGGCCGCCAATCACAGGAGCTACGTCATGAACATGACTCGTGACGCGTGGCTTGAGTTGCGGCGTTCCGGCATCGGCGGAAGCGATGCTGCGGCCGCTCTCGGGCAGTCGCGACATAAAACGATGTTCCAGCTTTATCAGGAAAAAAAAGGCGCGCTCGATGACGATATCGCGTCGCCCGAAGCTGCCGAGCGCATGCGCTTCGGCCAGCGTATGGAAGCCGTGATTGCCGACGAGTACGCGGAACGCTTCGGCGTGAAGCTGCGCCGTCACCACCGTGTCGCGCATCACGCGCGATACGCGTACATGCTCGCGAATTACGACCGCACCATCGACGGCAGGCGCGAAGGGTTCGAAGCAAAGAACGTTGATGCGCTGTCGTACCGCTTTGGTGAATGGGGCGAGCCCGGCTCCGACGAGATACCGCCCGAGTACATGCTTCAGTGCGCACACTATCTCGCGGTCTCGGGCTATGACGTGTGGCATCTCGCGGCGTGTATCGGCGGGAACCGTCTCGCGGTCTATCACATCGAGCGCGATGCCGAGATGATCGAACTGATCGAGGAAGGCGAAGCGACGTTCTGGCAGCACATCGAGCGCAACGAAGCGCCGCCGCTCGATTACCAGCATCCGACTGCGATCCCGATGCTGAAGAAGCTCTATCCGAACACGAACGGCCAGACGATCAAACTGCCGGCCGAAGCGAGCGCGCTGCATTATACAAAGCTCGACTTCGACGAACAGGAAAAACTGATGCACGCGGGTTCTGAAGCGGCGCGTGCGCGTCTGCTGCACATGATGGGCGACGCGTCGATAGGTCTGCTGCCGAACGGGGGCTCGTATCGTCGCAAGGTCATCGAACGCAAGGCGTACGAGGTCGCGTCTGTGACCTATACCGACTTCCGTTATTCAAGCAAGGGAGGACCGGGCAATGAATGACGTTCTCGCACCGAACCCGTTCGGCAATGAACCGGCCGCGCCCGTCGCGGCTGGTGCGCTGATCGCGGTCGAGCAGTCGAAGGCTATCGCGGAAGTTCAGGCGGCGCTCTGGTTCGCGCGTACGCAGCCACGTGATCCGCGCCGCGCGATGGATCGTATCCTTCAGGAGTGCATGCGCTCCGGACTCGCGGAAGAAGCCACGTATCAGTACTCGCGAGGTGGCAACGACATCACCGGTCCGTCGATCCGGCTCGCCGAAATGCTGGCGAAGCGCTGGGGCAATATGGAAGCAGGCGTCAAGGAACTATCGCGTCGCGATGGTGTGTCTGAGTGTGTGGCTTATGCCTGGGACTACGAGACAAACTATCGCGACGTGCGTGCGTTCACGGTACGCCACTGGCGCGATACCAAACAGGGCGGCTATGCGCTGAAGGACGAGCGCGATATCTACGAGATGATCGCGAACTACGGCGCGCGCCGTAAGCGTGCCTGCATCCTCGCGCTGATCGATGGCGATGTCGTCGAGGCTGCCGTCCGGCAATGCGAAGCGACGCTCGCGACCAAGGTCGAGGTCAATGACGAACTGATCGCGCAGATGATCGAACGCTTCGGGACGTACGGCGTGACGAAAGAGATGATCGAGAAGCGTATCCAGCGCCATATGTCGGCCCTGACGCCCGCGCTCGCGGTATCGCTCAAACGGATCTACAACTCGCTACGCGACGGTATGAGCGTGCCCGCCGAATGGTTCGAGATGCCCGATGATCCGGCCGCGAACGTCACGCAGCCGGCGGGCGGCTCGCGTACTGATGCGGTCAAGTCGCGCATGAAGGCGAAGAAGGACGCGGCGAAGCCGAAAGCCGCGGCTGCGCGGCAGGACGAAACAAGGCCGCAGTACACGTATGCGGATGTCGCGGACCGTATGAAGAAGGCGAAGTCGAAGGACGATCTCGATGCGGCGGCGGACCTGATCAAGTCGGTGATCGGCGACGATGCGCTGCGCACGGAACTGAGCGAACTCTATTCGACGCTCGCGGCGGACTTCGAGGGCGAACAGTCATGAACGATCCCAGATGCCGGGTATGCGGCAAGGAGAACGGCGCGCATACGCCCGCGGCCTTGATCCCCCGCGTGCCACACGATGGCGATGTCAGTCTTTGTCTTTACTGTCAAACGTGGTCGGTCTTCGATGACGGCGTATTGCGCGAGCCTACGCGCGATGAACAGACGTGGATCGACACGAACCCCGAATGCATACGCGCGGCGCGTGTCGTCGCTGTAGTCGTAACGGGAGGCAAGTCATGAAAAGCATCGAGGAACGCTGGCGTGAATTCTCCGCGCATGTTATCCCGCGCGACGCGCCGCTGATCCAGTATCACGAGATGCGCAAGGCGTTCTATGCAGGATTCAAGTCGATGCTCGATGTCGACGAGGAACTGACTCGCATGACTGACGAAGCCGCGATCATCCTGCTCGATAAGTACTATCGCGAGTCGCAATCCTTTGCGGCTTCACTCATAAAGGAGCGTTGATCATGCTCGAATTCATCAAGCATCCAGTGAAGATCCTGCATCTGAATGTCAGGACCGAACTGCATGGCGACGAAGAACGGACAGCCGTTGATGTCAAGCTCGGCTTTGACCTGCCGAACCGCGCGCTCGACAAGATCAGTCCGACGCTCAGAACCTCGCTCTACGAACCGTCACCGGATGATGCCGGTCTGCTCGACGATGCCGAGCACATGACGCACGTGAAGAACCCGCAGCTGGGCACGCTGCGCTGGTCGGGCGAATACGCACCGGTCGGCCTGCATCTGCATACGGGCTACGGCCGCGCGAAAGGTGATCTGTTGTTTGCGGAAGCAACGTTCGGCAAGCTCGCCTTTACCGCGATGGAAGGCGGGACCTGTTCGTGCGTCGCACGCGCGCAGATCCTGCCGAGTCCCGAGGAAACGGCGAAGCTCGTCGGCCTGCTGAAGCACCAGATCCCGGCCACGCTCGATACGAGCGCGGCTGTCAACGTTGACGAAGTTGAAGCCGATGATGAATGAGCGGCCACGCATCCCGCGTTCGCCGCTTTCACCGGCTTCGCGTCTGTTCGCGACCATGATCGTGCTGATGTTCGTCGCGACCTTCGCGCTCGTGATGACGGGCGCGGGCGCGGGCATTGTTTGGCTCGTGCGCTGGATGATGGCGGCGGAGTGCGGCTAGGGGGAGATCGAGGCGCAGATTAGCGGTCTGTGCGAGGCCTGTTTCGATACGCTCGCGGATCTTATTGCGAAGGAAGATGATGATGAACGAGAGGAGTCCGGTCATGAATGACAAGCCGATCCCGCCGCCAGCTACGCTGTCGGTTGACCAGTTCTGCGAGCGATACGGAATCACAAAGGTGTGGTACTTCAGGCTGCGCAACCGCGGCGAAGGGCCGGCGGAGATCCGGATCGGCGCGCGAAAGATACGCATCACGGAAGCGGCCGCCGCCGAGTGGGAAAAGGCGCGAACGCACCAGCCGGCAGAGCGACCGGCAGAAAAGGCAACGGCGAAAAAAAAGGGGCTTCGTTGATTTTCTGGGAAGGAGTTCAGTTCTCGATATAGATAGTCTATGGGACAATTGCCGCGCTATTATAGCGATCGCACCGAACAGGCACCGTCCAGTTGCGATGGTCCATTGTAAAGACGTCGTCTAGCTTTCCGGGTGCCTGGACATTCTTGATAATTGTACTTTCGCCCGGATGGAGTGAGATTATTTGAGGATATTTGTTTATATACCAGGGGTCACGCGTGTCCTGATCGTAAATAATCGTAGGCGTAATATTAACGACCCATGGTGTGCGGTTAAATACAGCAAAATTGCACGGATATTTATAATCTGAAAGCTGGATGTTAAGTGGATATGGCCCACCAGTAATGGTTATCCACGTGTCCGTTCGATTGTAACCGGACCTGGATGCGGTTACGCGATACGTGCCTTGCGCCAAGTGATCGAAATAAAAATGTCCGTTTTCGTCAGCTTCTCCGCCCGCTGGGAATCCATCGACGAACTCAGGCGTTAGTGTAATGTACGCGCCTGGAATAAAGGAGCCGGTAGTCGTGTCCGTCACAGTTCCAGAAATACTGGAATCGAGTTGGAGCCGGCGGGGCGCAACCGCCGATGGTTGCGACTGAGGTTGCGGCGAAGGTTCGGATAACATTGAATCCGTCGCAGGCCTTACGCTTATATTTCGTTCTGCGCGACTGGCATCAATTTGGCGTAAGAGATTACCAATGGCTACAGTGGAATCTGGCGCCGGGTGCTTCTGACCAGTAGAAAACGATGGGAGGGTTGAGGCTGTATCCGTTTGTATATTGCGAGCAGTGCCAAGAAGCCACGTGTTAGCATATTCTGGAGCTATCGGCGCCCGGCACAAATATAGCAGCTCACTCGAATTATTTACACCCAAAAAATTGAGAATTGTTTCATTGTCGGTGTCTTTTAGTAATTCTATCCCTTTTGCGAGAAAACTGGACACGTTCCCCAAATAGACAATGTATTTCTGCCTTCCCTTTAACATCGGAGTTATCAGCGATGCCGCGTTTCCAATTTCACTAAGCGCGTCTTCAACTTTATCTATCGTGGCCTTTGGGTGTTCAGATTGTTCTATTTTTTTGCAGTTGGTATCGTCCAAGGTGCTAGCAGCAGACGCGGTTCCGACGAAAATCAGGACGGTCAGCAAACAGATGGTTGGGTATAGCAAAAGTCTAGTTAATACGAAATCCACCATTTCCCGGGGAACGAATTCATTGGCGGATGACGTAGGCATTCTTGGGGCCCCTTTGTCTTCAGAAACACGTTCGGGTTATAGCCAAACTGCGCCCCTGTGGGCCGTGTCACCGGGATACTGAACAATTGGTCGTAAGACAGCAACACAACGTCGTCTACCCAGAATAGGTAAGCGTCGCTGAAAAAGCCAATTCCGTAAATCCAAGAGCCGCCGCGCGAACCCGTAATCGGGTTGTTAGTCCGGGAGGAACTTCGGGTTAGTTACGACCGAGCGTCGCCTGCATTGTGTTGCACACTGGTCGCACATCGGCGACAGGAGGCTAGGAGAATTCTACAGATGTTGCTTTCGCCCACCCGCTGCATCAGCAACCCGTCGGCGGGATAACGATCCACGAAAGAGCCCGGTTCCGAAGCTGACGAAGAGCAGGCTCCTATCAAATATAGCGAACGGGGTCGACCGTCTCTTTTGTGGCCGAAGCCAGTCGAGTCCCCGTTCCCCACGGAAAACCGCGAAGAGCCCAAAAAGCCCGCCAAATGACGGGCCTCTCCTGCAAATTCTCACCTCGGTTACTTTGACAAGAGGTAGCAGCGCAGACCGAGCCATCGCCTGAGAGAAGTCATAGCTCGACTGCAATTTCTAAGCACTCGCGGCGACACCGCGCTTTTCTAGAATCTTTCGTGTCGCATGGTCGGCAACTTCAATTAGAAGCGCTTTTAATTCACGTGGCTGGGTTCTTCCGTCGTTGCGCTGGCTTGTTGCGAGCCTATCTAACGCAATTGAGCGCACAGCGACCTCTTCACCATCGAGTTCTATCGCTGCGTAAATCCGGAACTCAAAATCGCACCGAACATAACCGACGCTAGCCTCGCCGCGCTTGACGCCCCCCGAATTGATCAATTCGAAGCCGAACCAGAAGTCTTGTCCACGCTCACCGCACTCGTCCGAGTCAAACTGTAGCTCTGCGCCCACCATTAGGCCGCCGCCATGCGCCTTACAAAAATTGGCGACCGCATTACGCGTGTCACGCCTGCGGATCCGGTTGTCGGAAGGTTCGACCGCTTCGTCCTTAAGTTTTTCGACGTTGTTCACTTCTTCCCCAAGTGGTCTTTGAAGGATTTGAGCTGCCACTGCCGCTTCTGTCCGGTTCTGTGTGGGGCGATTGGGCGCCCAACCGTTTTCCTCGCCTTCTTCCGCGCTTGTTCTTGTGGCGCAACTCATTGTACTGAATCCGACAGACGTAACCGTCAGGAAAATCTCGATCCCCCCGTTTAATGGCCGATTTTAGGACGCAACAGACACCTGAATGTCCAAATCGCATTGCCTGCGAAGGTCGCTTATTGGCCGCCAAGGAATCCCGCAAGGAGCCGAAAAAAAACCCGTCGGATGACGGGCCTCTCCAGCAAAATCTCACCTTACGCGGCCTGCGCGCTGCCGTCGGTCGTCTCTGACGTACGGGGACGATCGAGCAGCGCGACCGCTTCCGCGAGCTTCGCGTCGCGCGCCTTCATGTAACGCTGCGTCATGCGGCCGTCCGAGTGACCGAGAATCTTCTGGACGTGATACTGCGATGCGCCTTCGTTGATCATGCGCGTGGCCGCGTGATGACGTGTGTCCATGAAACGGAAGTCCGTGATCTGCGCATCGCGCTTGATCTCGTTCCAGTCGCGTACTTCGCGCAGCCGCTCGCCGGCCTCGTTCGTGAAGATGAACTCGTACCGCTTGAACGTCTGATCACGCCACGCCTTCAGGACCGCGAGCGCTTCGGCATTGAGCGGGATCACGCGTGAGCGCTTGACTTTCGAGGTCCACGGTTCAACCGTGAATGTCTTCGCTTTCCAGTCCACGGCCGTCCAGCGCGCGCGCAGCAGTTCCGAGCGCCGCATTCCGGTATTGAGCGCCAGCAGGATCGCCGGCTTCACGTGATCGACGTACGGATGATGGTCGCCCGGTACCTCGGCGAGCTTGCGGCCGTCATGACGCGCCGCCGCTTCTTCACGGATACGCGTCTCGCGCGCGTCGAGCGTAGCGCGCAGCCGCTGTTCCTCGTCGGCGGTCAGTTCGCGGCCGTGCTCGTCTTCTTCAGGATCGACTTTGCATCGCAGCTTCGCGCACGGATTGGCCTGGATGACCTCGTGCTCTACGGCGTGCGAGAACAGGCCGCCAATCGATCCGAGCACACGGTTGATACCCGTCGGCTTGCTGCCCGCCGCGATCCGTTTCTCTATCCATTTTTTCATCGTCGGCCGCGTGACTTCGTCGAGCCGCTTGTCCATCAGGCCGGGGAAGTCGCGCCGGATGTTTTTCAGGTTGATCTCGGGCGTCTCGCTCCTGGTCGTGCCGAGCCAGTACGTCCGATAGTCGCCATCGAGATAGTCGCCTACGGTCGGCATGCTGACGTTCTTCTGGTCGGCTATGCGCCGCTCGCGTTTATCTCGCGTACCGACCACAAGGCCGAT